TGTATAGACCTTTGCAGCCCACCACCTCTTTATAAACTCATCCTTCTCCTGATGAAGCAGGTACTCGTTCGCATCCTTGTGTTCACCATGCTGGTAGATCTTAGCCTTACCACCAAAGATATCAGCACACTCATGCGCCGCTTTCTTTCCATGATCGTCGTTATCAAAACAAAAGATGATGTGCTCGAAACGATCTAGAAAATCATACGCACGTCGGCAATCTGCTGAAGCTCCCTGTGCACCATTACGAATAGAAACAACAGGATACTTACCTCCAAACATTTGGTATGCAGCAAGCGCATCGAACTCTCCTTCTACTACAGTTATGTACTGACCACCTGTAGGGAATAGGTGCTGACCGAATAACCCAGCCTTCTTCCACTCCCCCTCTATCTTGAACTTCTTGTCGGGACTACGCTTCTTCATAGCCACCAACGTACCGTCTACGTCGTGATAACCAAACAGAATGTCATCACCATGAACAGTAGTTGAATACTTACCCATAGTGGTGGCATCTATACCACGCTCTCTAACCCCCTTAAAATCCCCTCTAAGGGCCACTTCATTAACCCTAGGGTTAGGTTCTCGATAGTCGCTAATGTCGCTCACAGAGCCTCCTGCGGCCTTTGTATGCGTACCACACGAGAAACAGTAACTAGATCCATCCTCGTTGTAAGACAACGCATCACTAGAACCACAATCATCACACTTCTGGTGAAGCTTAACAAAACCCATTAGTGCACCTCCGCATTATTACTAAAACGAGAAAGGTAACGAGACTTTAGTGTGTCGTTATCCATCATCTCAAACTGAGCAGCCATCATGTTGAACACCATATTCATAGCATCCATATAACCAACATGATACATCTCATCTTCTGTTAACTCTTCGATCATACGAATACGTTCTGCTTCTTCCATAACATCCTCCTATTTAGATAGTAATACATAGTAAGTAAATAGTATTAGTAGTAATACTAATAGTAATACAAAGTACTTACTATGTAGTCTATATAGATTAGTATACCACACGTTTACGTTTCTTGCTAATAGGTTCGTAGGTATTATTACCTCTTGATTTACTGCGCGGTTTATGATTCCGCACGTAGCGCTTGGTGTTTCTCCCCATAATATTCCTCCATGTAATCATCTATGTGTTGTGCATAAGCCTGAAGAATAGGTGATCTTCGTAACTTACGCAACGCTTGGTATTCAATAACACGTACCATCTGACGACTGATACCTAGTTCATCAGCTATTTGCTGGTGTGTCATATGGTACTTCAACCTCACGATCTCTCTCCTCCTTCCATGCTTCAATGTCATCTTGGTGATACTCGTCTGCGTAGTCACCTATACACTCATCACGATCATACCAATCGTCATGCCACTGCTCCCATGATTCACGTCCCATACGTCCTCCTACTTCTCATGCTCGATGATCACCTTTGTGGTGTCACGACTGTAACATAATAAACAATCCATACACTTCTGTCCAGTACAGTTGGCTTCTCCGTCGAACTCCTCCGATACGTTGTTAAATACACGGTCGAATCCACGAGGTGGCTTTGTCATTATCCTGTCAACAATAGGATTACTATAAACAAGAATCATATTATCAGGAACAAGATGTAGATTAGGACGCACATAGTCCACACGCTTAGTCCACAACGCAAACGTAGAGTGCTTGTTGTCCTTAGCTATCGAACAAAAGTTGCGGAAGTGCTGCTCATTTATCAGCTCACCATGCCCATGAAACCGCACGTATGCACCGGAGGTACGAGGCAACACAAACTCAGCATCACTGGCGAGGATGTCACTATTCCTCTGGAATGCAGGTGCACAGTTCTTCCTATAACTAGAAAGCATACCAACACTGTAACACTTACCACATATACGCTTGGGGTCTTTCTTCTTAGACTCCTTGATACAGAACTCGTTCGTTAACGTATTGGTATTGATTGCTTGTATACCTTCCAGCTTACCTGACATCTTACTCAGACTAGGCATCGGGTTCATACACTACCTCCTCTCTGATTACACGACACTCTTCGCCGCTCTTGATATAACTATCGCAAAAGTACTTTGCATTGTCAAGCGTAGAGTGATGATCACTACCATCTGGTGATCTCTCCACCCACTCCCACACTGTGCGGTCAAACTTCTGCACTATGTAATATGTATTAATAGCCATACATTACGCCTCCACATCATAGACCGTAGTGGTCTCTTCATGTTCTAGCCTCTCAGCTAGTATGTCATCTTCATGCCAATCTATACTTGGACTTAGGTCACGTAATGCGTAGTCAATAGCAGTCTCCTGCGCTCTGTCCTCATCAGTCCCCTTCACGTACACACGTAATGTATTAGTCACAGTGACATCGTATGCGTAGACGTGCTCCTTCAGCTTGTCATGGATCTCGTCACACTTCACTACCGCATCGTGAAGCAGTACTTCCAACTCCTCAAACAAATCACTGTACGGACTGTTGATAATGTCATACCCAATATCACCACGCAGTCCATTGATCTTACGACGGATGTCCGTAATACCGTAGCGGTCGGTTAATAAATGATCACTCATTACTACTCCTCCTCATAAATACAACAAGTCTCACACAGATAGGCTCCGCTACGATTACCGATGAGGATCTCACGTGTTGCTGTGTCCTCATATGGAAAACAATCTTGCACTAACCTATCTGTATAAAGATACAGACCTAAAGAATCTGTGTCAACTGTACGAGTGTGTACTGTCTTACACAACATACACTTAGCTGACACTTTAGTTTTACTGAACAGATCTACTACTTCACCCATGTAACACAGCTCCTAAGTAAACAATACTACCAACAAGTAGAACAACAAACGCTCCACCCACATTCATAATGATACGCTGCCTACGAGTCAGCATGATTATCCTCCCAACAACAGACACAGATACAGTCACCGTTGTCTTCTTGGTAGACATCCTGCTCGTGACGAAACCACTCACCACACTCACAACACTCAAAGACCATAGACATTAGAAAATATCCTCCGCCATCTCTAGCATCATCTCAATCTCATCGGGACTGCTCCACTCGTCAGGGTACGGAGACATATCCTGCGCCACACGTATCAGTTCCATCATCTCAGGTGGATAGATAGGCTTGTGTCTGCACGTAAGTAGTGGTGGCTCGAAACCAAACGCACCACACCCATGCTTAACAAACAACTGAACAGCATCCTTGTATGACGCTCCCTCCACATCATGAAGCTCGTCATGATCCCACGGTTCACCACAATGTCTGCAATGAATATCCATCGTTACTCCTCCTTATGAATGCGTATAACCATTAGGTTCAATGGCTAACCACATTGTCCACCACTTCACCACGACAGCACCATCACCACCAAACATAGGCTCAACACTACGCCTGAACTGTCGGTACGTCATACCGTTGTCGTGATCCTTCCACTTACGCAACAACGCCTGTTGCTGTGCCTTAGTAATACTAACCATCAATCAAACCTCCCAACACGTTGATTACCTACGCTGTCCTTGATCCCAAAGATTGAGTAAGGATAAGCCCACATTGTCCACCCACCATACGTAACACGAGCATACGGCTCCATCTTTTCATGCTCATTGTGGTACACACCATCATCATCGATGTCACCCTTCCAATGGTCACTGAATCCGCCCCACTGGTACAAGCTGTTCATCTCATCGGCAACGGTAGCGATACCACCACCCTCGATGCGAGCACAAACAACACCGCGACCAAAGAACTCAGGGACGATGCCCAACCACTCACGATCTGCACGATCGTTGAAATACTGAATCATCATTGTGTAACCCTCGTAAAAATTAATCCAGATTAATTAATGTCAGGCATATAACCAGAACGAATACCCAACAAAAATATTATCGCATATCGTTATAGTGGTGTCAAACCACCCACCACACCACAATGTCCAATGTTTTTTACAGGCATAAAAAAACCGCCCGAAGGCGGTCAAGGTTTTACTACGGATTGGACGGTTTAGCTTGCTTCGCGGTGTAGGTCGATGGATACCTGTGCGAGGTAGTGTGCGATCTCAAGCTTCGTGTGGCCGTTGTCGAATGCTTTTTGCATGAACTCTGAGAACAGATGACCAATCTCGCTCGCTTCGTTTGCCGTCGGCTCTTTCGTCTCTTCTGTCACCTCTTCATCGGTGGCCACCTCTTCACCCTTCGGAATTCCAAGCGCTTCATAGCACGTCTTAAGTGATGTTGAATTGGCCGATGCCATCTCTAGAGTCGCTATACCGTCATCGACCGTCTTGATCTCGTGATGGTCTGAAAGCTTCTTGTCGAGATTCGCCGCGACTTTGATCAAGCGCATTACCTGCGATGCCTGCACCTTCGCGGACGATTCTTCGTTACCCGCCTCGACGTACTGAGTAACGATGCTGGCGCGTAGTGGCTTAAGGTCCGCCTTAGTGATGCCAGCGCGTGCCGCCTTGATTACCTCATCGCAGACCTTATCCAGTGTGGACTCGTGAGCCTTTGCAATAGCTTCATCGCCTTTGATCATGGCTTTTGCGATTCGTGTGCCTAATGTTTCGATATTTGACATGGTTATGATCTCCTTAGATCTATAAGTTTCATGAATGCCGGTAGGTGGTACCTTCCCGACCCCTTGATAGTCTCAAAATATAGAACCGCTGTCAAATCTCCGGAATTAATCTGGATTAATTTTGATATGCCTCTGAGGCGCTCTCAATTGGCCTGTGCTGGACGATGTCTCGTATGCCTGTCCTAGTACTAAAAAATATTTATCGTCGTTTTACGCTTTTTGGCATGGGTCTTGCTAGGCATTGCAGTCTATAGCGGCACCTTCACAGACCTTCACTCTTCACTGTATGCCTATCCAGTACTGTATAAATAACCACTGTTTTTCTATCCAGTACTGTATAAACGTACAGGGGAGGGGGATTTTGCAGCACTACAACGCGCGTGTCCTTCTCAGATACAAAAAAGAGCAAAATTGGAAGTCTTTACTACTAGATCTTTTTGTTATATATCAATTATTTATTATAATCCTGGGATATAGTCCTAATATGCGTTGTAAATGCATAGAATCTGCGCTGTAAATACAGTGTATTTTCCCTACAAAGTGCTATTAGGGGTTGACAAATGCTAAAAAGTATGCTATAATATATGTATATATAGATCAGTAGCAAAAAGTACTTTGTATAAGTACATACTACTAGTACTAAGTACCTACAAGTATAAGAATTAAACCAGAAATCCCTTCTAGGTAGAGTCTATACAGATGACAACAAACAAAAACCCTGTAGGTAGACCTAAAAGAAGTTCTGTTACTAGTAAAAAGAAAGGTAATAGGAATTCTGTTGGTCGTCCTAAAGGCGATGCAGCAATCATAAACGAATACAAAGCACGGATGTTGAATTCTCCTCGTTCTCGTGCTGTTATGGACGCTATATTTGATGCAGCGTTAGACCCAGAACATAAGAATCAATCAGCAGCATGGAAACTTGTTATGGATCGTATCCTTCCTGTTGCTGCTTTTGAAAAAGATATTGTTAAGGACGGAGGACGTAGCGCCATACAGATTAATATCAGCGGTGTTGGTACAGTGGACGTAGAACAACCTACAACCATAGAAGGAGAAGTAGTAGAAGATGGCTCTTAAACATTTTAAAAGAGAAGAATTCGATTGTCAAGTCTCCGGTACTAATAACATGGAGATGGAATTTTTAGAGAAGTTAGACGAGTTAAGGGCTTGGTGTGGGTTTCCCTTTGTAATAACAAGTGGGTACAGGCATCCTACGATGCACCCCATAGAAAGAAAAAAGGAAGTACCCGGAACACATGCCCAAGGGATCGCGGCTGACATAAAAATAACAAATGCCGCTGATCGCTTTATATTGGTAAAAAATGCAGTACAGCTAGGGTTTACAGGTATAGGTGTTGCTTCTGACTTTATCCACGTTGACACCCGTGGCACAACACCAGTAATGTGGACATACTAATGCTTACTACTTCACACACAACTCTAACAAGCACCGCAGAAACTACGCTATTTGATGTTCCTACTGGTTACGTAGCAAATGTTTATTATATCTTTATTGCCAACCACGGAGGCAGTACAAATTCAGTAACACTAAAGTGGGAAAACTCTAGCGGTGTAGATCAGTTATATTTTTTTGATGGTGACAACGTATCTGGCGGCGGAAAAGAAACACTAGGCGGACAGTCGTCTGTACCTTTGTTTGTTATTCAAGCAGGAGAAGTAGTTAAGTGTCAGACAGGCAGTGCTGGAGACGTAGAGTTTGCTGTAACACTAGATTTAGAACCAAGAGACTCAGGGTTTAATAACTTTGACTGATCTCAATAT